ATCTATATCTAAAATCAAATCATTAATTTTATCAAGAAAAGCTACATCTAAAAAATTTTCAATTGTTTTATAACTCATTTAAAGGGATCTCCAACGTTCCAGATTACTAGACTATGTCTAACACCACGTTTAACTGGTTTTACTCTATGCCATACATCAGAAGGAAATACAACTAACGAACCTTTGGGTCTTATTTCTTTTAATACATGGGTGTTTGGTTTTTTATCTGGATCGGTGTTTCTCATATCAAATTCTAGTTCTCCACCAGTATAATCTTTGTCATCAGATAAAGATAAAGTAACAGATAACTTTCTTTGTTTACCATGACTTTGTGTGTTGGGTTGATCATAAGGTCTATCCCAACTATCACAATGCCAATCATAGTACTGGCCTTTTTTATATTTTGTAAATTGACATTGCTCACTAAAATCCCATTGAAAATTCCAATTAGCCTCTCTGTTAGCTTGATGAATATAAGGATGGATTGCATTATAGATCCAACGTTCATTTAACCAAACTATATCTGAATCTCTTTTCTTTTTTAAATCTTGTATTTCTTTTTTATTTAATTTTCTGTCACCTAGTCCACCTGTAACTGCCATTTGATCTTGAATAGATTTTGCATAACGGACTATATCATCACATAGGTGCGAAGGAACAACTTTTTTAAACCAGTAATAGTAATTTTCTAATTGCATATGTCTTCTCTAAAAGACAATATAAATAATTTAAAATATTTGTAAAGGATAATTTATGCGGCTACCCAAGAAAGAGTTGCTACATCCCAAGTAAAATTATTTTGTGGGTCTTCTTGATCTTTTGCTGCCCATTGTAAATTAGGTTCATCCCAATTAATTAAATATTTTTTTTCAGGGTCGCCATATTCTATGACTGTTGGAAAAGTTACTGGTGCTTGCCAATCATCCTCAGCATCTAATGCCCATGATGCAAAAGGTTGTGGACAAATAAATTTATTTTTTGCAGAGTCATATATATATCCTATACCTGCATATTGTTTTCTAAAGCTGTCATTGTAAGAAGTTTGTTTCCAGTTAGGTGTTTTGAAAAAATTAACACACCATGTTTCACCATCAACATGCATGTCATTTTCTCCTAATGGACCTGCTGCTGTTGTAACATCGTTACCAACAACAACCACTTGTGTTACTGCATTATTGTCATCTAACTCTGCGAAATGTGCCATATTACTGATCTCCTTAATTTTTAATTTATATTTTAATTTTAACTTATTGTCAATGTTCCGTTTACTTTAAAAGTTGATATCGTCATTGATCCATCAGGGCCAGGAGACGTTGCTTTTGTATTAGTTCCAGGGGCTACTGAAATAGTAGGTCCACTTGGTCCAGGAGTTCTAATAATAACTACACCAGATCCACCTGCTCCAGAAACACTTGAAGCACTTCCCGCTGCTCCACCGCCACCAGTATTAGCTGATCCGACACCACTCGCACCACTGCCACCACCACCTGCTCCACCTGGTGCACCTGGTCCACCACCGCCACCACCAGCATAAGATACTGAAGCACCTGTAATACTATTTGCTAAACCTGCTCCACCAGCACCACCAACGGGTGATGAAGATCCCCAAAAACCTACTGCACTGGCTCCGCCACCGCCGGCGCCTAAATAAACTCCTGGTACATATGGAGAAACTGCACCACCAGCGCTATCATTATAATTTCCTTTACCACCAGCAAAACCTTGACCATTAATTGCGTCACCACCAACTGCTGTTCCTGAAGGAGTAGGTTGTCCACCGCCTCCACCACCTGAGCCTCCGGGTATTCCTCTGCCGGCATATACGTATATGCTGTTAGGAGCGGATGTCACTTTAGCTCCACCTGAACCACCACCACATGATATTATTTGATTAAATTCACTTTTAGTTCCACTATTTCCTATAAGTACACCAGCTGGATTAGATTGTTGACTCGGTCCATTAGCCGATCCTCCAGTTCCAACTATAATATGAGTTACACCTGTATTTAAATTTGTTTTTGTTCCACCTGGAAAAGAAGTTCTATATCCACCAGCTCCACCGCCGCCACCAACATCATAACCACCGGCTCCACCACCAGCTACAACTAGATAATCTGCTGCTAGTTGTGTAGGTGCAGACCCTACTGTTAAAGTTGCTGATGCTTTAAAATTCGCTACGTAATGAGATCCATTATAAACTACGGGTGCACATTGTGGACTACTAGAAGACATAGCAGATAAAGATTTAACAATTACAACTCCTGGTCCACCAGCTCCACCAGAAATAGGGGAAGGACCACAACCTGAACCACCACCACCACCACCAGTATTTGCTTGTCCAGCTGATCCAACTCCAACTCCAGAAAAAACAGTACCACCACCAGGGCCACCGCCACCTTTTCCACCAAAAGATCCTCCACTTGATGGAGAGTTACCACCGCCACCACCACCACCAGCATAAGTTTTATATTCACCTCCTATTTCACTTCCTAATCCTCTACCACCTTGTCCAGCAAGTCCCTTACCTTGATTTGTAGTTGGGCCATTAACTTTTCCTGCTTCACCAGCTCCACCACCGCCACCACCCATTTGACCACCACCTGGTGTAGTATTTGCTCCAGCAAAACCTTGACCGCAAACTCCAGTACCACCTGTACCTGCTACGTTAGCTCTTGCGCCACCACCTGAACCTCCAGGCCAACCACTATATTGTGGACTAACAGTAGGTTGTCCTGTGGGAGATCCAGAGGTAGCTCCACCACCACCACCAGTAGATGTTATTGATGAAAAAATTGAATTAGCACCATTCTTACCACCAGTATTTCCTGATACACCACCAGCTCCACCAGCACCAACTGTTATTGAATATGCTCCTGGACTAGTTGCAAGACTACTTGCTCCTCTCCAGCCGCCACCACCGCCACCACCGCCAGCATCATGACCACCACCGCCACCGCCAGCTACTACTAAATAATCTACTACTGCTCCTGCACTAAAACCTGTCCAAGAACCTCCTTTAACAAAATCAAAAACTGTTTCCATGTCCCACACACCAGGAGCTGTTGCTGCTGTTTGTCCAGAGCCAACTTCATTTATAAAAACAGCACCACCACTACCGGCTCCACCTTTATGTGATCCTGGAATACCTACACCAACTCCACCACCGCCACCACCTTGACTAGCTGTACCTGCACCTCCTGCTGGTCCACCACCGGGTAAACCAGATCCACCTGCTCCACCACCACCGTAACCACCAAAACCACCTCTATCAGGCCCACTATAAAGTTGAATAGTTCCACCTCCGCCACCACCACCAACTATTTGATTAGCCAGAGGTGTACCTGGATAATCACTTATTAAATCTTTACCATCACCACCCGCACCAGCAGCACTACCACGTGCATTAGTACCTCCTCCATAAGGAAGGGGAGAACCTAAATTTCCTGGTCTATTATAATCTCCTGATTGGTTTCCTTGACCATGTCCTGATTCAGAAGCACCACCTCCACCTGATCCAGAATTATTTCCATTAGCAGGACCAAAAGAACTTTGACCACCATTAGCACCAGGATTACCCTGATTCACAGTACTTGCAGATCTACATTGCCAACCAGTATAAGCATCTCTAGATGAACCACCACCTGAACCACCTGGTCCACCAGGTGGAGTTGTTGGCGGTCCACTACCTTTACCATAACCACCACCTACTGCAGTAGTAGTTCCTGGAATACCAGGCATTGAAGTATTTGATCCTTTATTACCGTTGGGTGAAGGAATAGATACACTTGGATTTGATGCCGCTCCTCCTCCAATTGTTACTGTATAAGATGCTCCACCTGTTACTGAAATACATTCTTGTCTTAAAACTCCACCAGCTCCACCTCCACCAGCACCTTCTGCTGGTGCATTTCCACCACTTCCACCACCTGCTACCATAGTAATGACAGCTTTGGATGTAGTCGGTTGCATTGTATGCGAACTACTTGATGTTATTCTTGTAATTGTTGCTGCTCTACCGGGAGCTCCAGCTGTTACTGTTTGGACTGGTCCGATAATTCCGCCATTAGCCATAGCTGATTACCCCTATGCGTCGTTGATTACTTCGTATGATACAATTAAATCTAGATCACCTGTTGCAGCGGTACCACCTTTAAGTACATCACCTTCCATTAAATATAATGGAGTGTTTAATACCACAAGTGTAGAATCTGCGGGGACTGCGATTGTTTTTGCTAAATAGAAACTTCCTGATGTATCAAAGTTAGTTACACCTGCTGATGTAAAATTAGCTTTTGTTATTAACAAATCTAAGTTAGCTGCGTTTGTGCCATCTACGTTAGCACATTGAATTCTGTTTACTTTTAAAACAACGTCTGCGGATACTGTCAGTAAAGTTGTTGTGACGTTAGCCGCCATATTAAAACCAACTGATTCTCCTTTGATTGTTGCTACTGCTACTATATTTGGATTTGCCATAATTTTTTATTCCTATTTGTTAATA